ACAGCCGGATCCATCATCGCCAGCGGGTTGCCTAAGCCCAGACCCGCTGTTTCGCCTGCCATCGTGCGTCTCCCTTACATCGGCGCATACATTCCCGGCGCGGCGGGCAGGTTGGATGCGCCCGGCCCGGCCGCCTGGCCCCAGAACCCGCCAGGCCGCGCGCCCATCATCATCGCCGCACCGAGGATCGGGCTCGCAGCGTTGCTCATCGCCCCCCAGCCGCTGCGCTGCGGTGCGGAACTGCTCTGGCCCATCAGCGCCTGGCCATAGAGGCGCTGGCGATACGCCTGCTGCTGCTCGGGCGTCATGTTGGCGAGGGCGGTGCCGGTGGGATCACTGAGCCCGCCATATCCCGCCATGCCCGCCATCGCCGCCGGGTTCGCCATACCGGGCCAGCCCGAGTTCGTGCCGTTCATGTTCCGTCTCCCGCCTCATGGTTCAGATTGAGCAGCGATGGGTAGATTTCGTTCCGCACCACCGCCAGGCGTTCCTGATATTGCTGCCACAGTGCCGGATGGTATTGCTTGAGGTAGGCTGACCTCCCCTCGCCCCACCAGGCCGAGCAGCGCGCGCATTCGGGCGAGTTCACCACATGCTCATACACGCGCGGCAGCGCCACACCCTTCTCGGCGAGGTAGGCGAAGACCTCGGCGTTGCTCCAATCCACCAGCGGGTAGTAGATCTCGAGCCCGTCCACGACATCGCCGGAGGTGACCGGCAGCCGCTTCATATCGACCCGCTTGGTGCCGCGAATGAGCAGCGTGTTGCCGTCCTCGCGCACGCGGGTATAGAGCGGCAGCATCAAATTATGTCCACAGCACTCGTAGCGGGGAACCAGGGTAGCGCCATTCTGCCCCATGGCGCGGCCGATCCAGTGTGCCGAATAGGGCAACAGATCGGTGGGCAGCCCATTGGCAGCAATCCAGGCGTCCACATGCGTCTCGATGCGGACGAAATGCGGGCACATTGCCGCAATGCGCTCCACGTTCTCGACCATCTCCGGCAGGAGGTCGCCTGTATCTACGTGGTAGCAAACAATCCTGTGCAGGTGATCGCGCAGCAGGTGAACGCAAGCGGTGGAGTCCTTTCCACCACTCACGCTGATCGCGATCTTCTCGTGGCGATCGAGGACCGGGTGAGCGTTCATTGCTTCACCGCCTTCCACACCACCGGGCGAAGGTCATCGAATATCTGCTCGTATTCTGCCTCATCGTCGCAGAGCCGGCGGAACACCGCATCGCTGCCAGGCGGGTTCGTATGCATGGTCACATCCCACCCGGAAGCCTTGGCGATCGATCGTATCTGCGCGAACGGCAGCGCGTAGGCAAAAAGGCGCCGCAGCATCAGGTTGTTGTCGCCTGCCAGCCGCTCGTAATCGAACACGAACAGCGCGCCGCCCGGCCGGGTGATGCGGGCGGCCTCCAGCAGCGCCTCGCCGAAGCCATCGGCATGGCACAGCGCATACAGGAACATGCACCCGTCCACGGACGCATCCGGCAGCGGGATGGCGCACATATCGGCGTTGAGCCGCAGGAACCGGTTGGGCGCGCGGTCGAGCTGGAAGGTGTTGTTGTTGATCAGCACAAAGCCCAGATCGGGGCGCATCTGGTGCATCAGATCCGCGACCGCGCCGAAGCCGCAGCCGATATCCGCCCACAGCGTATCTACAAGTGGTTCCATGAGTTCCAGCAACGCGGCCACATGCGCGCGGTCGGAGCTACGCAGCCGGAACCCCTGCAGGATCGTCACCCCCGCATCCAGGCAGGCATTTGACGCCCGTAACAGGTCGTCCTGCGGGATCATATCGCGATGATTCCGGCTCCCGCGACGGTGCCGACCAGCGCGCCGGTGCCGCCGAGGGCCGAGGCGTAGTTCTGCATCTGGTTGCCGTAGGCGGATTGCAGCGCCTGCTGCTGCTGGCCGTAGGCGCTGAGCACGTCGGTTCCCTGCATGTTGGCCTGTGGCACGGCGGTGAATTGCGGCTGGGCGACCTGCTGGCCGGTGAGCAGGGATGCCGCCTCGTTCAGCGGCTGATCGCGCAGGCTTTCCTGCTGCTGGATCGCCTGGCCGACCTGGTTGCCCGCGCCGCCGAGGATGTTGGCATACATGCTCGATTGCTGGTTGGTGAAATCACGCATGGCGTTGCCGTAGGCGGTCGAGCCCTGTGCCACGCCCTGGTTGGCGAGCTTGCTCTCCAGCGCCTGCCGCTGCTGGTCGAGTTGCGGCTGGATCAGCCCCATCTGGCTCTGGATGTATTGGTTCCGCACGTCCGAATAGTCGGTATTGATCGGCTTCGACAGCGACCCCGCCGCCTGTCCCAGTTGGTTCAGCGCGGTGTTGCCATATAACCCCTGCGCCTGTGTCGAGAGGTCGAACAGGTGTTGCTCGGCCGGCGAGTATTGCTGCGTCGAGGTATATTTCAGCGGGTCGTTGGGATCCTGCTGCCAGGTGACGGAGCCTTGCGGGGTCACCTGATTAACACGATTTAATGCAGCCTGAGTCTTAGCAGTTTCTACATTGCTAGCCGTTTGGGCAGCAGCAGTTGCCACTGGGTCCGGTGCCGGGGGAGGCGATGGCGATGATTTTCCCATCGAAACGTTATCCCTTGCCGAAGACGATGTTTAAGGCCATAATCGCAGAATGCGAGGAAACCAGTCCACACCAGTCGAAGTTAGATTTCGCAACAAATTTGTCGAGGGCGCGACAGATGAATGCTGGAACTGGCTGGCTGCGCGAAACCGGACTGGCTACGGATGGTTCAGAGTGACAAGCCGCGAGAATCCTGTGCTTGCACATCGCTTTGCGTATGAATTGCACCATGGAATTACCGTAACTCCGGGAACTAAGCAGCAGGTCGTGATGCATACCTGTGACAATCCAGGGTGCGTTAATCCATCCCATCTGCGGCTTGGAACGATGGCAGAGAATTGTGCTGACCGAGATATTAAGGGCCGACACCAAAAGTATCCTCTGGGCTCGGCACACCATAATTCCAAGATGACAGAGGAACTCGTCGCACGCCACCGACAGCATCTTGCTGCGGGGAAAACCATCAGCCAGCTTTCCAGAGAAACTGGGCTGGACCGGAAGACTCTGACGAGCATGCGCGACCGCAAAAACTGGAAGCACGTTCCCTAACATCACGCCGCCTCCTTTACCCGCAACGTGTGCCAGCGGCTGGCAAGGTATTCCGTAGCGAGCATCGACATGATCACGGCGTGGCGGCCGGGCGCGAAATGGTGCCGCAGCACTGCCTCCCGGATCATGCCTATGCCGATATTGAAGCGGATGGCGCGGCTGTTATCGGCCGGGATGGCAACCCACAGTTTGTTCGCCCGCGCCTGGCGGAACGCATAAGCCAGCAGCGCGCGGATCGTGCCCGGCGTGGCCCATTTGGGCGAGCGGGCGGCCATGGAAACTTGCAGCGTCCTGGCGGTTGGCATCCATTCATGGAACACGGCCACGGCATACAGCTCATCATCGGCACCATCCCCGCTGGCCACACCGATCGCGGTGCAGGGCCCGAACCCGGCATCGCCGACATGCGGGATCCGGCCCGCGGCCCATGCCGCCAGCGCCGCGCTATGATCGAGGATGAGGGTGCTCATATAAAACCCATTCCGGCCTCGAACGTTACGTCAAACGCCAGCACCTTGAGCGACAGCGACTGCGCTTGGCCGCTCATATGCACGGCAAAGGCGGTGCCGATGCCATCGACGGAAAACCAGTTGTTTTGCACGAAGTCCCCAGAAGCCCAGTTGGCCTCGTCCCAGTTGAACTGGTCCCATTCGGCCTGCGAGGTCTGCGTGGTCAGCGGCGAACTCACCGGGGAGATGTTGTAATCGACGTTCACATCCATCACCGGGTTGCAGATCCCGTTGGCGATCAGGAACGGGCGGCACATGGTTGCCCGCTTCTGCTGCGGCGCGTTGCCTAGCACCTGAAAGCTGGTGACGATGTCGTAGGCGATCGGCTTGCCCTGGTCGGTGGCGCCAGTATCGGCTTGCACCACGATGCCGTTGGCGCCGCCGAAATAGAGCACCCCATGGTAGAGCGCCCAGCACCAGGCCTCGAGGCCGATAAAGCGGCACCATGCGCCGGTGATGGTGTTGACCACATATTGCTGAAAGCCGCCGCCGGCCACCGGCACATTGACGATCAGCACGTTGTTGGTGGGGTAGAGGATCGCCTCCCAGCCAAAGCCTGCCTTGTTGGCTTTGACCGCTTGGGTAACCGCGTTGCCGATCTTGCGCGAGATCGAGGTCGCCTGCGCCTGCGATTGGCCGAGGGCGAGGTATTTGGCCAGCGGCTGGAACCCGTCCTCGCAGATCACCATCATGTCTGGGCCGAAGCGCGTCATGGCACGGTGGCCGCCGACCGGGCGCCCGATCACGAAGCGGCCGATCATGCTCCACCCGGTCGGGGTGGGGTCGTCAGGGTCGATGCCCTGATACATCAGCACCTCGCCATGGGTGGTGATGATCACCATGAGATCGTCCATGCCGCCGACGCCGTTGTCGCGGGTCCAGCTGCCGATATCGGCGATGGCGCCGCCGAGCGGCAGGAAGCTGCCCAGGTCGATCGCATGCAGTTCGCCCTGCAGCACGTTCACCGGCAGGTAGTAGAGGTAGAGGCTGTCCGGGGCGGCGAAGAACAGCCGCTGCTGGTGGGCGGCGATCATGGCGAACTTGTTGTTGTCGGGCGTTCCGGCCAGCAGCGTGTTGGTGGCCTGCGCCCAGGTGGTGCCGTTATAGGTCCACTGCTTGTTAGTGCCGTTCACCGCGACGAGGAACTGGCCGCCCGGCGTTGAGAAGTTCACGTATTGCCAGATATCGCTGATGAAGCCGGTAGCGATGCTGGCGGGCGTGGCGGTGGACACATCATAGATATGCCCGTTACAGGCGGCGAGCAGCTTCTCGGCGGTGGCTGACGACCACGTCATCAGGCTGCTGACGCCCACAGTTACAGATGGAATCTGGGCATAGAGCGCGCTGCCCCGGCGCAGCCGGACCTGGGTGGTATCGGGCACCATATTGTCGAGCCGCACGGCGTCCTCGGGCGCCATGGCCGTAATGTTCTCAGAAGAATTCCAGCCCCCGGTAGGCGGGCCGAAATGTTGGATATTCGCGATAGGCGGGCGGCGCTGTGCGGTTGCTACTGGCATGGATCATGGATTCCCGAAGCCAGAATCTGGTACGTTGGCCGGACTCAGGAAAATAGGGAAGTTGCTGCGCGCCATGTCGAGGGTGGGCGAGCCGCCATCGGCGGCCATTGCGGTGGTCAGGCTGCGGCGGAAGTCAGTCCTCAGATCATCGGCGGCAAAGCCCTTGATGCTGAAGAACTGCCATTTCAGGCCCATCACCATCAGGTCGTCATCGAAGGCGCAGGTATCGCCATCGGCGAGGAAGTTGGGCTGCCCGACGCCGGCGGCCGAGGTCACCCAGTAGGTCGAGATATACTCGGTGACCATTTCCGATCCCGCATCGGTGGCTGAGGGTGTCGGCCAGATGCGGTAGGCGTTGTTGATCTCGCGGAACATGCGCCGGGGCCCGGTGGAGACGATGCCCGAGCGCACCCACTGGTCCTGCTGCGGCGATTGCGGGCCCCGCAGTTCCCAGCGCATCGAGCGGTCCCAGGCGGTGCGTGAGATGGCGCGCAGATAGTCCGGCGGCACCGGGAAGGTGTCCTGGCTGAAGGTGACCGTCTCGGTGGCCGAGGCGGTGGCGGGCATCGAGATGGTAACTGACCCGGCGGTGGCGTTGATCGCGGTGAGCCGTGTGTCATTCATCAGCCCAGCACCGCTCACCACCATCTTGCCCGGCAGCAGGGTGGAAACCGTGGCAGTCTGTAGCCCCGTGATCGTGGTGCTCCCCTTGGTGAGTATTCCTGTATCCGTCACCGGCGGCTGCACGGTGATGTAGAAACGCTGGGTGAGGAACGTCCAGTCCTTGGCGCGGCCGATCATCTGGCCGATGCGGTTGGCCAGGCCGCCGAATTGGCGCGCGGTATTATCCGCCGATCGGACGACGTATTGCGGTGGCAAAAGGCCGAGTTCCGTTGTCGCCGCCTGCACGAGCGCGAGCAGGGTGCTGTTTGCCATCAGATTTCCCCGTGGTAATCTCGGGATGCCACGATCGAGTTGGGGCTGCTGACCGTGGCTTCCCTACCGATTTCCCAAGCGGTGGTCGCGTGTGATCTCCGGCCTCTTGCCGGGCCGGAGATCGCAGCAGGGTCGGCCGACGAAGTTCCCATGGGTTACTCCATCACCAGTTGATCGGCACGCGCTGGCTCGGGCGAAGGTGCCCTTTCCTCTTGCGGTGCCGTGAACCGCAGCGGCTTGCGCCCCCGCCTTCGGGGCGGTTCGTCGTCCTCGTCCTCGTCCTCGCGGCGTGCCTCCAGCGCCGCCAGGCGTTCCTGCAGCAGGGTGTTGGCCCGCTCCAGCACCGCCATGCGGTCGCGGGCGTCGGTCAGTTCGTGGGCGAGCTTGTTCACCTCCTTGCTGTTCTCGGCCTTGTCCATGGCCCCCTTGGCGCGCTGGACGTATTTGCGGCCGTCCATGCCGAGGCGGGAGATGCCGTGCTCGGTGAGTTGCGCCAGCTGCTCCACGGTGAGGATTTTCAGATCTCGCAGCAGGTCCACGATGTGCGGTTCGTTTGGGAACAGCATCTGGATGGGCGTGCCGTCCGGCACCTGGTCGCTATCAGCCTGGTAGGCGGCCCACTGGCGTGGGAAGCGGTGCATATCCTCCTCGCGGACCGGCCGGACGAGTTGGTCGCGCTCGCCCGGCTGCTGGATCTGCACGTAGTCGACCGGCTCATAGATCGGCCGCCCTTCCTGTTCGGACCGGAAGGCATTGCGGCGGCTTTTCTTGATGAACTTGACCCAGAGCCGGCCATCGCCCCCGCCGACCACCGGCTGGCCTCGATCGTCGAGGCCGATCGGCGCGAAGTCACTCATTTTTTCGCTCCCTTGTCGTTGGCCTTGTCGTGATGCTCAACGGCCGGGGCTTCGGCATGGGCGTGCTGCGGATCCACGCTTTGCAGCATCGCCAGATTGAGCGTGGCGCCGCTGATTTCGAACCAGGCGCCGGAACCCACGGTGGGCGCTGCCGCCAGGCTCTTGCCGGAAACGCCGCCCGTGCCCAGACCGGCGAGGAACGTCACCGGATCGATGTTGGTGGCGGTATTAGCCACCACGGCCGCGTTGGTGACGGCGTAGAGCCAGCGCGTGTTGAGGTTGCCGTTGACGCTAACGCCCGGCGAAATGCCCAGCTGGGCGACCTGCGACCCGACCATGGAGTTAGGCGCGGCTGGTGCAGGGGCATAGACCTGGTAGAGGTTGGCCCCGGACATCGGCGTAATGGAGTTATATCTCTGTGGCATGGTTACCTCCTATGCGGTGAGAACGCCCTGCAGGCGCGCGTTGGACATGGTGAGATTGCCGGCCCAGCCGAGCAGCTTGACCATGGCGTCCTGATTGACCGAGAAGCGGTCCGGCTCGAGCGGGACCATGTCGCGCTCGCTGTGCGGCCGGTAGAAGATGTAATCGGTGTTCAGGAAGAACATGGTGTTGGTGGGCGCGCCGCCGACCGGAACGGTATCGCCTGCGAAGCCCTGGAAGCCGCCGTCGAGCACCACATCGGTTGCCCTGCCGCCGCCGTAGTATTTGAGCGAGGAGAAGCCGGCCGCACCCGTCTCGGGCTCGGAGCTGATGCGCTGGATGGTCTGCAGGCTTTCGAGGAACAGCCGGTAGTAGTTGGTATCGGCCACGATGAGGTCCACGGCGTCACGACCGCGCACCAGCTGCAGAATGACGCGGTTCATATAGGACAGGATATTGGCCGAGGTTGCCGCCGCCCCGCCCTGCGTTACCGACGAGTAGGCGATATTCTGCCAGAACGCCCACTGGCTGCGATCGATGCCGCCGACGATGCCGGTGGCGGGCGAGGCCGAGATCAGCGCCTGCAGTCCGTTGATCTGGCCGGACTGCGAGCCATCGCTGTAGATGTCGTAGGAGATGCCGTTGGCAAACGTATGCTCGGCGTTCTGGATACGGCTCTCCAGCAGATCGATCATGCGTTCCTTGCCGGCGTTCTGCAGCATCTCGAGCCCCGAGATGGACACCGCCACGGCGGCCTGGCGGATCGGGAACTCGGCCGCGGTGAAGACATCGGATGGAGCGATATTGAGCGGCTCGTAGCCGGAATACCGCTTATAGGTCTGGTTCATGCCGTATTCGATTTCTTGCACGATCGAGCGGCCGCCGGACCATCTCTTGATCCGGTCGCGTTCGCGTAGGCGGTTCAGCAGAGCGTTGTTGCGGGAGACGGTATCGGCGAGTTTGCGGCTGCGGTTCGCCATGGTCGTGGTGGCGATTTCCGACCAGTTGGGGGAAGCCATGGTGCGTAGTTCCTTCGCGGTCGCTCTCGCGATCCGCATTGCTCCCCGTGGGGAGCACGGCTAGGACTGCGCCACCCTTTCGAACGCGGCCTCCAGATCGTCGCGAATGGATTTGCCCTCGCGTCCCCGCACCGCACGGCCGCTGCTGGGTGCCGAACTGACACTGACAGCGGCGCGGCGGGCCCGCTCGGCGGCTTCCCGTTCGACCTTGGCGCGCCCGGTTTGTTCGGTGCGTTTCTGGTCATCGAGGATGCGTGAGCGAACTTCGGGGATTGCCCAACAGGCGTGGTCGTAGGCGTCCTGCAGCGTCATGGCCATGTTGTTGGCCATGAGCTGTGCCATTGCCGGGCGCACTGCGTCGAAATACGGGTGTGCGGCGGTATCGGCGCGGAACGTCTCGATTTCGCTGTTGATGCGGGACATTTCGGCTTGCTGCGCGGCTTGGGTTTGCTGGCGCAGGAAGCCTTCCATTTGCTCGATTCTGGTTGAGACAGCCTGGAGTTGTGGATCCTGGGGCTGCTGTGCCTGTTGGAAAGCGGTGGCGAACTGGCGCAGATCAACGCCATAGCTACGCGCCACGTAGGCGATGCCCTCGATCGGGTCGCGCTCGAGCATATCCTGGACAGCGAGAAGCTGTTGGACGGCTGCGGCGGTCGATACGCCGCGCAGGGCGTGTTTCTGCGCGTAGGGGGCGATGGCCTGGGCGATTGGCTCCAGTGCGTTGATCTGCTCTGCCCGCTGCTGAAAGCCCCGGACCACGTCGCTTTCCCGCTTCGCCACTTCTTGTTGGATGGCGGGTGGAAGCTTGGTCCATTGGTCTTTCGCGGCAGCCGACCACGTTGTGGGGGGAGCGATGGCCGGGGTTTCCGGTTCCTCCTCCTTTGGCGCGGGCTGGTCGGTAATGTCGTCCTCGGCCGGGGCCACCTGTTTGGCAGGTTCCGCGCTGGCTTCGGGGGTTTTGGACTGGTAGCGGCCGAACTGGTCGCGCGGGCGGTCGCCTTCGGGCGGTGCCAGGCGATCGGGGTTGGCGTCCTCGGCTTCGGTGGCGATCGGCGGCGCCTTGGGCTCTCGCTGCGACTGCTTGTCGTCAGCGGGTGCGGCCGTTTCACGGGAAGCCCGCTCAGTCCGGGGCTCCCGTGGCGCGCGTTCGCTGCGCTCCCTCGGCTCCGGCCGCTGCTCGGCCTGCTCGAAGGCGGCCTCGAGATCGGCGCGGACGTTCTCCGGGGCTGGCGTGGCGTTGGTTTCACTCATGGCTCATAAATCCTGGCGTCGGTGGCCAAGTGTTCGCTCGGAGCCGGCCGATAGCCCTGCTCGTGTTGTTGCAAGGCGTTCGCAATATCGGCGCGTAATTCCTTGCGGTCCACTTGGTATTGCGGTGGTGCGATCGGCGCATCGTTGCCCATCTCGACGCAGCCATGGGCGCGGGTGAGGGCGCGGAAGGCGGATTTGCTCTCGAGGATCTCGCCCGTGCAGGGATGCTGCACTGCGTCCATGTGGTCGCGGATGATGCCGGGGAAGCTGGGCGTGCCCGGCGCCCGCTTGGGTGCGGCAAGCCAGTGCCCGTCGTGCCATACATAGCGGGTCATCGCTTCACCGGCCTTGTCCAGAGGGATGGCACCGAGCGGGTCAGGTCGCCGGGGGATCCTTCGGCCTGCCAGTTCTGCTCACGCTTATCGGCGAACGAAGCGGCGTCGTCCTCGCTGTCGAAGCTGGGGAATTGCAACCCGCTTTGTGCGGCGTATTGCGCGGCAGTGGCCGGATCGACGCGCACCGGGTGGCCATTATGCACCCACAGGGTCGGCACGACGGTGGAGCGGCCCTGGTTGAGCGGCATGTGTGCGCCGGCCGGGATTGTGACGCTGATTTCGTTCGACCATGAGCCGTTGGGGTTTTCCAGATACTCGCCCGGCCCGAACGGCCGTGGCTGGCCTGGCGCGAAGCCGGTCAGTTCCGGGTTGGTGGTCAATTTGCCGGGCAGCGCGCCGACCGGCGGCAACGGCATGAGCGCCTGGGCGTAAAGCTTGCCGGTGTCGGTCGGCGCGAAGACGTTGGGCAGGCTTTCGCTCATACCGGCCCCCTTGCCTGCAGCCCGACCTTAGCGGCCTCGAGCACGGTGTTGGCGCGGGCCTGGGCGTGTTCGTGGAACATGCGGACGGTGTCGCGCTCAGCGTCCTGGTCCGCCTTCTGCTTATCGACCATCATTTTGAGCCCGCCCTGGTGCAGTTTCGCCGCCGCCTCGGCGTTCTGCCGCTGGTTGTCCACCTGCCGGTCGGCGATCTGGCTCTGGATGTTCTGCACCTGCGCCTGGGCCAGCAGCATCTTGGGATCGGGCGGCGGGCCTTGCGGCTGCTGGGCGGCCTGCTGCAGCTGCTTCACCGCCTGTTCGAACTCGCCCTCGAGCTGGGCGCCGGCCGGGAAGGCGCGGATGCCGAACAGCATCATCTGGCCGAGCAGGGGTGCCAGTTGCGGGTGCTGGGTTGCCGCCGGGATTGCCTGTTGGAGGAACTGTCCCGCCATTTGCAGGAACGCCACGCGGCTTTGCTGTTCCTGCTGCTGGTCGGCGAGGATGGTGGAATCCGTCTCGATATCAATCCGCATCGGCCGGATTTTCTCATCCTTGAGCAGGGCGATGGCCTGGGGCGCCAGGGCGGCATCGCTGTCGGCCTGGTTCTGGATGTCGGAAACCGCCAACAACGTCCTCGGGGTGAAATGCTCGGCGATGATCTCGGCGACGATGCGGACGATATCGCGGCAGAAGCGGGCGACCTCGGCCTGGCGGGCGCGCAGCCGCATGGTGCCGAACTGGGACTTGATCTGCTGCGCGGTGGCGGTTTCGCTGGCTGCAGTCGTCCCCCGGATAATGTCACTTATCCCCGTGACCTCATACAGATCCTGCTTCGCCTGGGCCCGGATCTCGACCAGCTTCGCGAGCACGTCCGCAAACGTGCTGATGTCCAGCATATCGAGGCTGCCCTTGATGCCGCCGCCCTCGGCGAAGGCCATCCACTGGTTGATCGGGATCAGCTGGTTCTCGGCGCCTTCGCTGAACATGCGCTGGACGCCGTCCGCCGAGGCGTCATAGACGCCGGCCACCTTGATGGCTTTACCGATCGCGTGGATGCGCGCCGTCATGTTGTCGATCTCGACCGCCTGGTCCTTGTATTGCTGGTAGTCGGGAACCGGGATCAGGCTGTCGGTGGTGAGCGTGGCGTAGAGCGGCCGTGGGGTGGGGAAGAAGTCCTCGAGGCCGAGCGGATCGTCCCGGCTGTCCAGCACGCTGTCGCCGTATCCCTTGGCGATCCAGATTGCCTTGCGGCTGGGCTTGTCCCAGATCTCGTAGACCGAGGCGCGGCAGAAGATCTGGTTGCGCGGCAGCAGCGCGTCCTCGTGGCTGATATCGTCCGGGTGCCAGTCGAGCGGCACGTCCTCGGCCAGGCGTTTGCCGAAGCGTGCCTCGAGTTCATCGCGGGTCATGTAGACGCGGCGCGCCACCCAGCGGACCTCGGCCCAGGTGCGGGCGGGCGAGGACAGCCAGTCCTCCCATGCCACATGGTCGATGCAGACTTCCTCCCAGGCGATCATTTCGTCGGGCTCGCCCTGGGTGCCGTCATCGCCGATCTGCACGCCGCCGTCCTCGGGGCGGGTGCGTTTGGCGCCGGGCATGCCGTCCATCATGCTGCCGGGCAGGCCGCCGGGTGGCATTCCAGCGAGGATACCACCCGGCATGCCCGCGAGCGCACCTTGCGGTCCGCCCATTGCCGGGACAGGAGCGGTCGGCATGGGTGGAGGTGCGGGCGCAGGTGCTATAGGAGGGCCGCCAGGGGGCATTCCCGGCGGGCCAGGGGGGATAAGCGATGGCGAAGGTGGAACAGGAGACTGCGGGATCGAACCCATTGCAGGATTACCTGCGATTGCGGGATTATCTGCGCCAGATGGTGAAACTTGACCCGGATGCACCAGCAAAGGCGAGGCGCCTGGCGGAGGAATCGGAGATATCCCAGCCGCCGAAAGAGACGAAGTGGATGGCGATGATAGCATCGTTCCTGGAATCGGAGGCAGCCCTGGAGGCGGCAGAGGCGGCATGGGCGGAGCGGGCCCACCGCCTGGCAGACCACTAGGCCCACCCGCCAGTGCGGCGGACAGCGAGGCGGGCAGCGCCATCGGCATCGGCATCTGCGGCGCCGGGCTGAAGCGGGGCTCGTATCTGATCCACACGGTGCCGCGGCCCGCCAGCAGGTTATCGAGCACGCATTCCTTGGCCACTTGGTCGAAGTCGCCCTGCTCGAGCTGGTAGGAGATCGCGCGCTGCAGGATGGTGGAGGCGACACGCCCCACGTCGTCCTGATCACCGTAGCGGCGTTGCACCACCGGCTGCGGGGTGGCGGCATAGATCGCGGGCGCCAGCGTCTGGACATTACTCCACAAAATATTCATACGCATACCCAACGATTCGTCCTGGCCGTTGACGCGCCAGCCCGGTCCTTCGGCGCGGTAGCGGGAGAGGATGCTGCGCGCGCGTTTCCACCAGGCGTCGCATTCCTTCTCGGCCTTTTCGATTTCGGCGTGCCACCTCGAGGCCACTCCCTCGCGGTCGGTGCCGAAATCCTTGGGGCCTTCGCGGCCGGAACCGGCGCTGCGGTCACTCATTTCTTGCGGGATGCCCCCTTGTTGGACTGCCGGGCGGTATTGAGTGCGATGGCGATGCTTTGCTTCGGCGGACGGCCTGCAGCCATTTCGGTCTTGATGTTGGTGCTGATGCCCTTCTGAGACTTGGCGGCCGGGCCTTTGACGAGTGGCATTGGCATTCCCCTATTGCTTGGCCTGCTTGGCCACGTCTTCCTGCAGGCGCTGCAGCACAACGCCTTGGGTCTGCTGGGTCGCCTGCAAGTCGGCCATCTTCTGTTGCATCGTCAGCAGCCCCTCAAGGATGCGATCGGCGCGAGCGATCACCGCGTCCACCTTGGCCGCGTTGCTCTGGACGGGCCCGCTGCCATGGGTTTCCAAAGCGACGATCCTGATCTCATGGTTGCTGGCTTGCTGGCGCATGGTTCCTATTTCCGAACCAACGAGGAAAACGTAACCCACGACGGAGAGGGCGGCACCTGCCACGCTGATGGTGAGCCATGTCGGGCGCTTGGGCGGCGGCAGCTCATCCACATCAAATGGCCCTCAGAACGGTTGCCAGGGCGGCGCATATCGAACCGACGAGGAGGTAGTAGATGGCGCAGTAGGTGATCTTCATGGCGCCTCCTTCCCCACCTGCGAGCCTTCGTGGAGCACCTTGAGCAAGGCGGAAGCGGCAGCCGGCCCCAGCTCACGCTCCAGCCACGTGATCAAGGTTCCAAGCGTATGGCGCAGCCGCTCGATCTTCGCGGCGTCGGTCAGGTCGGTCCAGAAGGGTTCGGGTTCGCTCATGGCGCCTCCTTCCCCGGCGGCGCGGGCAAGGGCATCCAGTGGGTTGGCACGAACGACTTCATCTTTCGCTCATAGCCCGGATAATGCGTGCCCCAGCATCCGTAGATTTCATCCCATCCCACCACGCATGGGATTTTGTCGGCGTTCGTTCCGAGTATCCATGTGCCGTCCTTGGGCGCCTCGCTGATCGGCCGCCATTGTGAGACGAGATGCTGCGTGTGCGTCCACTGTGCAGCGGCGATTGGCGAATGCATGATCGCGTTGGGCGAGAAATACGACCGGGCTTCCAACTCCGTGAGACGACGGACGATATCGTCAAGCACGGCTGCCAGCTTCTCGGCGCTCATTGGCAGTTGATGCTGTATAAACAGGTAATCGCTCATGGCCGCAGCCTCGGCATCCCGCTGCTCATGCACATCACCAGATCGGCAACGAAATAGATCAGGAAGATGATCACGATCATCGCGACCACGATCCTGATCACCCGCATGGCGAGGTCGCCCGCCCAGCCCAGCCAGCCCAGGATGATTGGCAGGAGCAGCATGAGGATGGCGACGACGCCGCAGACGAGGACGAGCCAGACCAGCATCGACACCAGCCACGCGGAGCTAAAGCACATGGCGCTCTCCTTGCGGATGTGGGGCGTGGGTGCTGATCATGTTACAAATCCGCGCTGGCGGTGAAGCCCGTGGCCCATACCAGAGGGCCAAGCGCAGTCACGGTGGCAGCGAACACGGCAGAGCTAAATGAAATCACGGAGGCGGCAGCTGCACTGGCGTTGATATAGCTTTGACCCGACAAGACAACCGTCGGAACGGCCCGCATCGGCACGACAAACGGCACATAGTAACCGGCAGTCGTTCCGGCTGCCCCGTAGGTGTTCATTCCCGCAGCGCCGGTCTGAAAAAACCGCTGGCACTGTTGATATTGCGTAACCAGATCGAGCTTCTCCAGCGGCGTGGCCGTGGGGCCGAGTTCAAGCTGGACGCCCCAGAGGTTGATGGTGCCAGTTTGCACGCCAATACCCGCGCGCGCCGCGTTGCTGCTTCCGGCGCTGAACCAGAGTTCAAGCTGTGTGTTGTGATCGCCAGCGGTGCCGAGCGTCTTGCCCGCGATGCTGGGGACAGTGAACGTCATGGAATAGCGAGTCAGCGTGGTGGTGAGTGCACGCGCCTGGGCGCCCACAAAGACCGTTGCGGACGGTGAGCCGCCGGTGCCGAAATTCTGCGACAGGTTCACGCCAATCGATAGCGCCGTCCCCGCATTGGCCCAGAACGAGAGGGTCACCGTCTTGTTCGCGATGCGGCTGACATCCTCGATCCGCTGGAAGAAGAAGACGCCGTTGCCTGCGCTCGCACCGCCAGTGAAGCCGCAGGACACGAACCATTGCGCCGCCTCGTCGCCGATTGCCGCGCGGTTTGCATCGTTGTGTGCCGTATTCACCACAGACAGCACATCGCCGGATGCGAGGATGATCCCGGCCCAGCGATCCGATGTGTAAACGATTGTGCTGACCGGCGTGACGGCGATGCTGGCCCGGCCGCGTTGGGCGATGTTGAACATGCTGTTGTGGATGAGGTTGCGCCCGACATCATGCAGCGAGGTCGCCACGGCAGCGCTGACGAAGGCGGTCGTGGCAATGGACGTGTCGCTGTCGCCTGCTGCCGGCGTCGGTGCCTGGGGATCGCCTGTGAATACGGGGCTGGCCAGCGGCGCATAAGAAGCCGCAACAAACGCCGTGGTTGCAACGGATGTGTCAGCATCGCCCGCTGCGGGCGTGGGCGCGGTTGGGTTGCCGGTAAAGGCTGGGGACGCGATGGGGGCATAGGCCGTCAGGGTGTTGCCGTTTACCCACTTCGCCCCGTCCCATTGCCACACGATGCCGCCAGGGCCGGTGTAGGTCTGGCCGCCGGAAGGCGATGCGGGAAAATCTAGCGGTGGCATGACCACCTCCTGTGTTGCGCGCTAGCAATGACGCTGTGCGCCAGATACGATCCGCCGGTCATCGCGATCTTCATGCCATCACCACGGCTCGGGCCTGTGCGCCGCCAACCGGGGCCACGACGCCGCTGTAGATGCCGAGGTCATCGACATAGAAATCGGCGGGGGGTGAGGGGCCGATCACCTGCGCTTGGACAAAAACATATTGCACATAGGTGTTCAGGTGGACCTGTTCGCGCGTGTCGCCGGAATAGGTGCCGACAACAGTCCCGTCCATGGTGAGCTTTGCCGTTCCCGCAAGCGCCGAGGTCACTTCAAAGAGGTAATGATGCCACGCGCCAGTGCTGGCCGAGAATGTGAACCAGGCGGTCGATTGGGAAAAACCCGCTCGCCCGGCGCCAGTTGAGGAGACGTTCACAGACGGCGCGAAGCCGGAATTCGTAGAGTCAGCCGAGAACGACACGTATTGATTTGTGGTGCCGCCGCTGGCGACGTTAACGGTATACATCCAGAAATCGGCATACCACTGCGACAGGTTGGAGCCGATGGGCCGATAGCAGCCTGAGTTGCCGCCGCCGGTGCCAGCCGCCAGGGATTTGGTGCCGCCATGCGCTTGTGCCGTGACAACCGGGGAATTTCCGTTGTTGGTCCACGGCGCGACGATCGCCCCGGCCGTGTAGCTCTCGAAATCATCAAGCCAGACCAGCGTGCCCATCAGACGCGTGCCGCCAGGATGGTTATCGACACGTCGGCCAATGTTGCGTCCTGGGTCGGTGCCACGATCTGGAGCGTATCGCCGACCGCCAGTGATCCCCCCGCGCCTGCCAGTGTCGCGCTGGTATGGCTGGTGCTGGTGACGGTCACAGTGCCGAGGGCCGTGGTGGTCGTTCCACCCGCAATCTTGTTCACCGTGAACACCGCGCTGCTGGTCGCCTGCGTGCTGTCGAACACCGTGGTGCCTGCCAGGCCGGCCGGGATCGTCATGGCCATGGAGATGGGCACGTTCACGATGGCGCCGGTGGCGGGCTTCCCCGCGAACGGAAACGAGATCGGCACGCTTTGCACCGCCGCCGGTAGCTGGGCGTAGGTGATCGCGGGAATTGCAAGCGCGTTCGCAATCACAAATTGTTGCGAATTACCATCATCATAGCCGATAAAGAGCTGACCCCCAGTGCTGTCCCACCATAGCAATCCCGCACTGAAGGCGGGCGCCGTAGCCGCAACCGTTACCCCTGCCGGCGCGCCGCTGATGCTGCCCCACGGTATCGTCGTGCTCAGCGTCCACGTATTGGCGCCCGTCCGGCTCGCATAGCCCGTGGTAGACAGCGCCGCGATTGCCGTTAGGTCACCGTCCAGCGGCTGATACGTCCCCGACAGCCCCGCCACCGCGCTATTCAGCTGCTGCAGCGGCACCGCCTGCAGGTTCGCCGCCGCATTGGCCGCCAGCACGATCGGCCCCGTCATCGTGCCGCCCGCTATCGGCAGCACCGGCGCCCAGTTCGTCGCCAGCCCGTTGCGGCCGTAGGTCTGCCCATCGCCCGGCGCCTCCGGGATCCCGCCCCCGCTCCCGCCCGTGCCCGGTATGCCCTGCGGACCCTGCGGCCCCGCTGGCCCCGCCGGACCTGCTGGCCCAACCGGACCTTGCGCCCCCACCGCGGCCAGGAACGCCCAGTAGGCCGTGCTCGCCGTCGTGCCCGAGGGCGGCGTGTTCGTCGGCACCGCCTGCACCGCCCAATAGCTGCCGCCAGGCGAGCCGTAATCCACCACGTCGTTGGTCGCGTAGGTGTTCGTCGCCGTGTAGTTCCCGCGCCAGTTCAGCCCCGCCGGCGCCACCGCACCCGGTATGCCCTGCGGCCCAGCCGGACCAGTCGGGCCAGCCGGACCCTGCGGGCCCGTGGTGCCGCCCGTGCCGCCAATCCTGGCAACCGCGCGCAGCATCTATTGCCCCTCGCCCCTGGTCAGGTTCAGCGACGTGCCCGTGGCATCGCCAAGGAATGCGACCCGCGTGGTGTCCGAGGCCACGCTAAAGATCTCGATCGCCCCGGCCGGTATCAGCATCGCCTGCGCGGCCACGATGGTCGGCACCGACTGCCCCACCTCGTAGAACGCGATGTAGGCGTTGCCGCTGCCCGCGTTGCAAATCCGCAGGTAGTGCCCGGTGCCCCCGATCGTCGCGGTGCCCTGCGTCGTGGAAGGCGCCACCATCACAGCCGCAGAGGGGGTGAACGCGAGCAGGCTCATGACACCACCCCATGGGCATGCGCTAGGCGAGCCGTCTGCTTAGCGTGTGCGTCTTCAAAAGACGCCTGCCCCACCTGCCCATGCTGCATCCCTTGCAGCGATCCCGTCTGCCCCTGCAGTGGCCCCTGCGGCCCACGCTGGATCGCCTCGACCTGCTCGGACTGCTGCACCCGCGCCGCCTCCCGCGCCGCCTGCGCCTGCATCCCCTGCATCACCACCCCGAGGCGGTGATACGGCGCCAGCGCCTGGCTCAACACCTGCATCACCAACTGCCAATCGCCCTGGCTCATCGTCAGCGTCACCATCGGCTCGACCGCCTGGCCGCTCATGACCCCGTTCCCGTGGTGACGAACAGCAGGCCGCCTGCCCCACTCGCGTTGCCCATGGCGGCAATCGTGTTCGCCCCCACGCCCTTGGTGAGGATCATCGGAATGTTCGGCGGCACCGCGAAGTCGCTCGCCGTGGCCGTCTGCGCGCCGGTGCCAATGCGGATGAACGCCAGCGCGGTGGACGACCCGCTGTTGAACAGCACGTAGATCTGCGGCGCATCGGCGTTCACCGTGATGCTCGAGCTGCTGGTGGCCAGCACGAACTCCTGCGTCTGCCCAGGGGTGAATGGCTGTGTCATCCGAACCGCCTCTCGCGTTCGCGCATTTCGAACAGCAGATCCATGGTCAACTCCTTCTCGGTCGCCGGCGGGTTGGCGATCCACGGCCGAGACGCACAGGCGTAGCGCAGCACGTCGGCGCAATGATCCTCGGCGGTGCTGTCGAGATCCTCGGGCCGGGCGCTGTCGTGCTGCAGTGCCGGCAGCGTGCGGATTAGATCGCGCGCCGTGTTGAACACGTAGAGCATCGGGATGCTGTCCTCGCCGATGAGGCGTTGCCGCACCAGATCCCAGCCCGCGGCGTGGCCGAGCTTGCCCACCCGCTTGTTGTCGGCCGGGCGGAAATACACCTTGCGGTTGTGGAACCGTTCGGCGATCGACGGCCCGCCATCGCTGGCGAATATGGCCGGATCGGCCACACCGTAGGCCGTGGGCTCATCGCCGATCTCGCGCTCGCGGATGCCGTCCGCGACTTGTTCCGCGGTGAGGCGCAGCCCCACGTTGGGCGCGGAGGCGCCATACCACTCGCGGTAGAGCACCATCGCGCCGGTGGGGATGCCTGGCACGGTGCCGTCGCTCATCGCATACCAGTGGACGCAGAACGGCCTGGCGCTGCCCCAGTCGAGGGCGCGGAAGCGGAGCCACGCCGCCGGAATGCGGAACGGCTTGATGATGTGGCGCAGGCCGAACTCGGGGAAATAACTTCCCACCACCGCCGACCAGTCGCCCTCGAGCCACGCCCGCACCAGCTCGGGCGATCCCACCCCACGCAGCCGATCGACGTAGCCAGGATCGCGGCGCAGCAGGATCACATTGTCCGTCACCCTGGACGGTATGAACACCCGCACCACGCCGGTCTGGGCGTCGGTGATGGGCTCGTAACCATGCGGTGCCGGGTCTATGAACCTCGCCTTGACCCAGCTGTGGCCGGGGCCGCCGGGGTTGGCGGATGCCCGTATGCGCTTGTGCTGCACGTTCTCGGCCGAGCGCAGGCACGCCGTCAGCATCAGATACGCCCGGTCGTCCGGCCACGCGCACAGCTCGTCCCATCCGATCCACGAATAGGAATGCCCCTGGTATTTCGCCGCGTCCTCAGCCGTCTC